CATTGGTTACCGTTACACCGCCTGCCGTGTAACCTGCGCCTGACACTTCATTAGTAGCAGAATAAGCAGTAGTCGCTGCATTGATCGTAGCCGAAGCAAGATATAGCGCGGCTTTCACTGTGTCTGTAGTAGGAGCGGTCAAACTGCCACGAGAAACAATAGTAGAACTTCCAAGCTGGTGCTGGCCTAACATCAATTCACTAAGAAATGAAGTAACCATTGATTGGGTATTAGCCATAATATTTCCTTAAAAAGAAGCAGTTTCGCCACCAGCAAAGCTGGGTATTTTCTTTAGCGTAACATGTGCAGAGCGGTGTACAAGTTCACCATCTAGCCAATACTCCACCCACGTTGTTAACTCATTATCATTTTCAATTTCCCCGGCGCGGTGTTCCAATAAGGAATCATCCATGTCACCCTTGGTAGTAGTAACGATCAATTTGAACTCCTGATAAGCGCAGTGGTTGATGTGTTTGCTGGCATGGTGATTGTAAACGTGGTGGTCGATGTTTTGTCAGACCCAAAGTCCAACACTGCAATAGACTTATAACCCTGCGTGACGTTGTAAATCAAAGCACACCGGGCGGTCAAAGCCGCTGTCCAAGACACGTTATCCCAGTTTACATAAGCTACATAGCCAGATGAACTGATAGACACCCCGGTCATAGTCTGCCCACCAGCCGTGTAGCCTGTACCTGAGACTTCATAAGGATTGGTATTACTGTAAACGGTAGTGTCTGCGTTTAAATCCGCATTGGCGGTGTACAAAGCAATTTTAATTGTATCTGTGGATAGATTGTGGACAGCCGTGTATAGCTCCTTCTTGAAGCTGGTGGTCTGAGTTTGGACTATGCTCATGTAACCGCCTGACGATATTGACCACTACGATACGCGTCTTGACGCTCCATACCATCACCCAGACGTTTAGCTAATCCAAGGGCTTCCTTGTACTTTCCGTCATACAGGGCTATCAAATCTTGCTCACCCTTCATAAAGGTGTACGCCTCAACTAAGGAACCATACAACAACACAGAATCAAAATTATCACCTAACCAAGTGGTTACCGCAGTGGTAATCGACTCAGGATAATAATAGTAGTGAAGCTCTGCGGAGTACGCTGCGTCTGGGGTTGGGCCAAGGATGAAACTCAATTCATTTGTAGGTAAAGGTGGAGACCCTGATGTTGTAGTTGGCCCAAACAGCGCGTAGTATTTTGGCGTCCCTGTGCTTGTCGGGCCGGGGTAAGCCTCACGGATGAAGTTTACATCTTTGTTCAGCAAGAATATGTAGTCCCCACCACCATACGGGTATACCGCCAATGAATAGGGTGCTAGAAAGTCATTTGGGCAAGACAAGTACTTATTGCTTGCTGTGATAGCACCGGTAACATTCTTACGCAATGAGGGGAACTGCACCGTGTTATAGATGCGTTGTTCTGCCTGTTCAATGAACCGATTAATTTGATCTGTAGGTGTGGAAGTCAATACCGCTGTGCCAGTTCCAGAACCAACTCCGGTAGCAGTAAAAACTACGCCAATGGCGTTTGCAGAAGCACCAATTGCCACAAAATCGGTTGTACCAACTGCTGTAATTGTGTAGCTTGACCCAACAGTGAAACTTCCAGCCGTATACGAACTTGCAGTAGTAATCGCCGGAAAATTATTTTCCGTATAAGTTTGTATCGCTGCCGAAAGCTCAGAGTAGTTCATGCCATCGGGCCTCTTGACATTACGCCTTTGGTAGCGCAGCCGGTTCCTCGCATTTTGATGCCAGTTGTCTTGATTGGCTCATTGCCAGCGGACTTGCTGATATTGCCTACGGTTACATCATAGGTGTCTGCTTTGCTGCGATTAGGAGGAAAGCCGGGGTTTGTACCAAACTCTTGTGGAGCCTTGGTCATTTTCTTTCCATCCATTGTGTGTGGTTGCGCATAGACAGCAGCAGAGCCAATTTCTTTGCCACCTTTTTTCATACTGTATGCCATGATTTACCCCGTTTTTTGGTTAGCTGCACGAGACATATTGCGACCCATATTCATACGGTCTTCACCGGTAGGGCCACCTTTTTTAAGCTTCAGGGTTGTACCCTTGCCGCCTTTATGTTCTTGAGCGTCATGCTGTTTAAACGCTTTCTTGATCATGGCCTTGTCTTGCGCCAGATCACTCTTCATGTTTTCTTTAGCCATCATAAACTCCTATGAAACCGTTACCGTTACTGTACCAACACTTGTGGTTCCAACCAAGTAGTTAGGCGTTAAAACTGCGTCAAAACTGCTGGCCCCGCCCACGGGCGACCAACCCCACTGAATATCCCTAGAACCCCCAGTTAGGTTGCCAGAGCTATTGACTCCTGCCGTTACATATGTACTGTCATTGCGAGGATTACGCACAGCCTGCGGATCATCAACTGGATACATGCCAAGTTGTAACTGAGGCTGGTCAGGATCCCAGCAAGAACTACATACAAGCAAATTGTACGTCTTTGTCTTGATAACTTCCTTGCGAAGCTCGGTTAATTTAAACCTAGCCCCACACCTATCGCACATGGCAATACTATTTTTGCCAGATGCAAACCTATTACTCACGTTCCGCTTCCAATAAATGCTTGGCGAGGCACAAACCTTACTGCCGCTTTCTCCCGGTCTTCTTCTGCGGCTAGTTGCCAAGCCTCGTCGTACTGAGCCTTCAGTATGTCTAGTCGTTGCGCACCATTGGGAACTTTAAGTGCCAAGTAGTAGGACAAGCCCGCCACCATGCACGGCAAAAAACGAAATGGTACGTCCATAGTGTTTACACCACCACCAGCATCATTAACACGGCGCAAGCGCCAATAAATAAACTGATATGTCTGCGAATTATCAGGAGTGGGCCATACCGTGATAGCTGGCAAGTTTTGTATGTACACGCCGTCTCCCGCAGTGTGGGCCGCAGCAGTCGTGTTGTTCTGTCCTCGGACGCAGTTACTTAGGGTATTCCCTGATATGTAGCCATACCCAATGGTCTCTGAACCAATTAAGATAAAGCCGGTAGAGGGCAAGCTTGCGGCAGAGGTCACCGCAATTGTCGTGGCGGTGGCAGTAATTGTTGCACTAATTGTGGTTCCAACCGAAGAGGTCTGCCCGTCTAAACGTTGAATCCAAACTTGAATAGGTCTAGCTTGTTGTAGCTTGTTGGGTATGGTGGCGTAGGTAGAAACACTAATCCGCGTAATGGTCAGGTCAGCTTGGGTGGACGCACTGCCAGCACCTGTGCGTATTACATGCTCAAGCAAATCCACTGTATCAGTTGGTAGTGGATAAGTATTCTGGCCCGGAACCAGATTAATAGTTCCTTGGTCAAACGTCCACATGTTTACACCACGATTTGCCCAATCAGCAAATAGCAAATTTAATGACCTACGAGCAGTGCGCAGGTCATAGCCTGACCGCAGTTCGGAGCCAGCACGTTCAAACGCTTCCTCCACGATCTCCGTGAGGTCAAGGTTGAAGTTTGCAACTCCTGATACAGCCATGTTTTACTTCTTTGCGGTTTTTGCAGAATTAATAAACGCTTGAGCAGTGGGTGCGCCTTTTTGACCGGGCTTACGCATTTTTTCTTTACTACCAGCCGCAATACGCTGCTGTTTTGCATGGATATTAGCGTATAACCCAACCTTACCACCTCCGGCATACTGCGTAAAGTCAGTATCGTCCCGGCGGGCAGTCTTCTTGCCCTTTGGCATCTTGGACGGGGAGATATCGCCCATACCCCTGCTTGACATCATTTTTTGGTCATCCCGCCACCACACATGACTATTGTGCCTTTGGTCTTGCCACGCTGGGCAATACCATCTGCACGCCTAGAAGCAGAGCCGCCAGTAGACATTTTTTTAATTGATCCGCCTTTTGCGTATTCACCACCACCACGTTTTAATGTCCCGCCGTATAAGTCAACGCCACGGCCTTGCTCCATAATAGTGCCTTGACCGCGAGGTCGTTGGGATGGAAGCGATCCGCCCGGTTGACCGCCCCTATTAGGCATTAATGCCTGTGATGGCGCAGATGAACCACCCGGCATTGATTTAGGGGAAGTTGTGCCACCACGAGGTTTTAAACCTTGTTTAGCATTTAAATAATCCCGCAAACTCATACCAGAAGCAGCAAGTTCTTTTTTGGTAACCATTGGAGGAGTAGCAGAAACTTGTTTGGTACGCGCAGGTGTTTCTTGAAAATCATCCATGTCACTGCGCTTGTCTTCTCCCATAGAAGGCGCACTTAATGCTTGGCGTTTCATTAAAGCTGTTTCTGAAGGCGCATTTTCATTTTGTATATCTGCAAGACGATCTGCTACTCGTCCGGGATATGCGGGCATTTGTGAAGGGGTTACTGCGGCTTTAGCTGAAAGAGTTTGAGGTTGCGGTTGAGTTTTTGCAGCTTCAAGGGCGCGACCACGGCCTGCTCCATATTTGTTGTATGCCTCTGAACCGGGCTGGTCAATATTACCTTCGCCAAGCCTACGAAAAGATTCAAGAAATCCTTGAGGTTTAGCTGCTAATTCTGCATTACTTGCAGCTAAGCCTGCACGTTTATATGCCTCCTCTTGTGGGTCAAGAGGTTCTGGATCGGCATCATCATAACTTCTGGAACGCGGCATATTAGTACTCCTTAACAACCACGGGCCATACCGCCCTTTTTCATTACAACTTGAGCAGCTTGAGTTTTACCTTTTTTAGCAATGCCATCAGCAGCACGGGTAAATCCGCCTTTTTTCATGCCCATCATTTGTTTTTTGTCCAAAGCCATGTCCGCTTTAGAGCCTTCTTTCATGCCCTTTTTCTCTTTGTCCTTACCGGACATTTCAAATTTTGCAAAGGGATTCACACCTTTTGTAGCCATATCACCACCTCTTTTAAAAGTTTTGCCTTTATCGGCGTTGCTAAAGTCTTGCCCCACAGACTGTGGAACCCCTACCTTCTTGGCAAACGATGGCGAGTGAGCTATCGCAGCCATGAAATTGTGTTGTTTCTTGCTGGTTGATGGCATTATTTACTCCACCAATGAAGTGCTTGCATAAGACCAGCGCCAAGTACGCCGCCTGCGCCAGCAACACCAACTAAAACTCTCCAGCCACCTTTGGCTTCAGAAAGTGTTTTATCAATATCAGAAAGCGTTTTCTGTATCTCTGCTACGCTAGCTACAAGTTTATCCATGTCCCGTTGCAGATGCTCAATATCTGCTGCGTGGGTAGCAAGTTCTCTGGCGGTTTGTATTGCTTCATCAGACATATTAGCAGTTCCAAGCCTTCAAGCTCTTATTGATACGGGAATTCGGGTCTTTTGCCGTCTTCTCGCTGGTAAGCTTCTTCTTCATCCCAGTCATCCTTGCACAGAAAGAGTCGCGCCTGCTGCCGCCTTCTGGCTGGGGAGGTTTCAAGTTCATGCCTTGCGCTTTTGCTGAGGCGCGTCCTTTGGCGTTCAAGCCACCCTTCTCGGATTTGCCTTCTTTCCTCTGCCATGCTGGTGTCTTAGCCATTTGCTACTTTTAGATGTAAACGAGCATGATCTTTAAGAAGCGGCTGCAAAGCATCTTGCTCAAAGTTACGGGTAAATTCTTGACTACCAATGTGGGGCAAACTAATCGTGGGGTCTAAGTAAATCTTAAACCCTTCTTCTCTAGCACGGCGGCAGAACGCATAGTCCTCACCAATGTACTTACCATCAATAAGTAAGAAGTCAAAGATGGCGTACTCAGTCTCACCGTCGCCATCTCCTTCATATTTCCACTCAGGGTGCTTCTCCATCATGTGTTCAATAACGTGCCGACGGATCAGCATAAACCCTGTGGCTACACTCTCTACACGCATCAGACCGTTCTCATCAAACTCTAACTGATTATCTTCATCTAAGTGGAAGTCAAGGAAAAACTTAGCATCTGTAGCACGACGAGGGTATGTCCCTGCCACTACATCCTTATCAGTAGATAGAGCCAACAAACGGGTTACAGCGTCTGCGTTAATAATCACATCTGCATCTACAAACAGTAGATCAGTACATTCCGTTTCCATGAAGTTGCGCACCAGCTTGTTACGCGCCTTGGAGATGATAGAGCAGCCAGACAGGTGCGCCAGATGAATCTGTACACCCATCTTGTCCAACTTGGGAACGAGTTGAGCTATGGCAAACGCAGTCTTAATATTGACCTTGCCGTCATAACACGGGATAGCAAGCATAAGCTTGCGCCCCACCAAGTTAAAGCTCTTATCAGCCATAGTAGATATTAACTGCTGTTAAATTGGATATCTGTGCATAGATTCCGTTAACTGCTATCACGCCATCATCAGGAATGAATGGAGAATTGTTAAAAACATCAGTGGCAGAAACATCATAACTTAACAGCCATTTTTCTGAGTACACCATTGCTGCACCTGCCGTGATAGAGCCGGTGTTAATGTCAGTAATTGTAAACGTGCTGGATGTTAATACTGTAACTGGATAATTACCATTAGTGGCTGTGCCTCCTGTGCCAGCTGCAAAGTCAATACCAATTACTTGCCCTGTTACCAGCCCATGTGCTGTCTGTGTAACGGTAACTGTGTAGCCAGAACGCGCATAAGTTCCAGTTGTTACTGGAGCTGTGGTGGTATCAAACAAAGCTACATATCCAGCCGTAGCACCGCCAACATAAGAAATACCTTTGATGCGGTTACGTCCAAGGACAAGAAAACCACTGCCATTTATGTGTGCCTGTTTTACAGGTGTCTGATTCATAATCAATCTCCTATGAAGCAGGGGCCGAAGCCCCTGAGATTAATTAAGCAGATGCAGGAGACTGAGTTCCGTCCGAGTTTGCAACGGCATACACAATGGTGTACTGAACAGTTCCTGCGGTTACATCAGCAACGGTAGGAGTTAATGCCGCTTGAACAATAACGTCCGTTGCACCAACACCAATACCGTTAGGAGATGCGGTACTTGTTGCGCCAGCCCAATTAACCAATTTAGCAGCAGCATTAGTATTAGCCAAGCGGCCTTGGGCGGTGATGTCTGTAGAAGCCCAGAACAAATTTGTAGTGGCTGAAGTACCAACCACCACATTGGCTGCGGTAGAGCCAGTAAAAGCTACTAAAGTGTCAATAAAAATACTAACAATTTGCGAACCGGCTGGGATTGTAAACAAAGTTGTCGTAGCAGTGGCTGCGGCTACAGTGCCGGTATAAACTACTTTTTTAGTCTGAGAGACTAGGGTAGTACCAGTGTTTTGAATGGTTCCAGCGGTAGTTCCGGTGGTGTTTTTAACCGTGCCGAGCAGCCAAGGGCCGAGGTGAGTTGCGAATCCCATGATAGATATCCTTACATACAAGTGAAGTGCATCAATCGGTATGTCGTCTGCCGGGACAGTTTGATACACCGGAAAGCCCGGGTTAGACGCAATATATCATGCTTTTAAACGCTGTGCAATAAAAAAGGCCCCCGAAGGAGCCTTTTTATATAGGTTTAAACCTATCAGGTTGAACCGGGGGATCCAAAAACACCCAGAGGATCAGACCAGCCGAAGCTGTAACGCTCACGAGCCTTGTAACGAACATTGCCGGTGTCAAAGTCACCGTCCATGCTGTTAGTCAGCGCCATACGCTCAAAGTGCTTCAAGCCGTTAGGAACGTCGGTGGTCAGATACCAACCATTGGTGTCGGTCAAGAAGTGGTTAACGGTATAACCTTCAGGGATAGAACCGTTGTTCTTCAGAGCGTTGATATCGTTGTCGGTAGTGCCAACACGGAGGCTGGTTTCCAACAGACGGGTAGCAACGAACATCAGAGCAGGAGGCACGATTAGCTTGCGAGGCTTTGCTGCGATCAACAGACCACGCTCATCAGTCCAACCTGCGATTTGAATAACTGCGTTTTCCAACGAAGTTTCATTCAGGTCAGCATTGGTAGATGGGCGGTTGCTGTTAACACCACCAGAGATCAGGGGGTGAGCCGTGCTAAACAAAGCCACGCCGTCACCACCGAGGTAGGACGAGGAGAAGCCATTGTTGATAATGGATGCAGCCTTAACCTGCTTGGTATAAGCCATAGCACGGGCCAGAGCTTTGGTATAACGTGCCGACAGGGAGTCGTACAGGTTATCTTCCACAGCCTCTTCCGTGATAGAAAAGCCCAAAGCAATGGTTTCATGGTTGTACCGGGCGGTGAAGGCTTCCTGTCCATTGTCATAAGCAATGGCAGAACCCTCATTCTTAACCGGTGCAGCACTAAAGCCGGACAGCTTGGTTTCTTCTTCAAAACTACGCTCCGATTGCTCGGTGTCATAGATCTCTTTATGCTCTTCGCCGTAGCGGGCATACTCCAAACCGAACAATGCATTCAATCCGGGGAGCAACTCTTTAAGTAGTTGTGCGCGTGAAATAGCCATGATTTACTCCTTAAACACCAGTGGTGTTGTTATATTGGTGAGTGTTGATCTTCACCAATAGCTCGGTGTAGGTATCGGCTGCGGTAGCAGTCTCAGGCACTACGTCGATAACACGGATTGGGATAGTCGCGGTAGTACCAGCACCAGTCAAGGTTACGGCATATGCGGAATCACCATTGGTGGTGCTGCCAGCATTTAATACCAAAGCCAAGTTGGAACCAACCACAGTGCGACCTGCGGAACTCATGGTCGTGCCAGACGAAACCACGGCAACCTTGAACAGGGCCATAGGATCATCAACAACATATGCATAAGCAAGGTTAGTAGACGTAGAAATCAAAGCCGGAATGTATTGGCCCTGAACGGTTTGACCGCTAGAGTTTACATACTGACCGCCGACGCAAACGCCAACGATTGCACCAGAGTTAGTGGTGCTAGAAAGAACCAAATAACCGGTGCTGTCAATTTGTACAGTGTCGCCATTAAAAATAGCGGTTGCAAAACTGGCAGCTACGGGGATCTGGCGAATAGCACCAGCGTAGGGTTTGCCATCAATGCTATTGATAGGCTTTAGACCATACGGGGCGCTAACGGTAGGATATGCCATAGTTAACTCCAAAAATTAAAAATAAACACCTGTCAAGTTAACTTTCCGCGAGTTGTTGTAGATTTTCGGTCTGCAAACAAAGGCATGCGTGGGTCATTTTGACGTAAAAAGCTGTTATCCACCGAGTCCATCTGGTTTTGAGCTTGCCCATTGAAATACTCAGCCATGCCATTTGCCTTTTCAGTTGGGATTTTGCAGAGCATTAACCCACCAATCTCGACATTGCCTGTTTTAGGATTCCCGGGAACCATCAATTCCGGATGATCCTCTGCCTTAACTGGGACATATCCATCACGCAATTTGCGGGATACATTTGTCATCATTACCTCAGAATTACCATGTACTGCCGTCGCTATCCAGCGATAGGTGTATCCGGGTTCTTCTTTGGGGTCTGGCAAAGAACTAGACGGTTTATAAACATACCTTACAGATTCACTGCGTGCCTCTAGGTCACGGGGTTTGCGAGTTTCATTCATTTGAGTTCTCCAATTTTGCTTGTTGAATAGCATACTGCTGCGGGGTGATGCCAAATTTCTTTGCCAAAGCCAAAGCTCTGGGGGTCATTTGGATCGTTTTCTTGCCTGATGAACGTGCAGCAGGCGAGACTACCGAAACAGGTCTTTTGTAGGACTCATTTGTCTTAGCTCTCTCATTCCCAAATACCTCTGGGAACTTATCCTTTATGCGAGTATCAATTTCATTGAAGTACTCGTCGCTGCGCGGGTTATAGCCTGCGTTCATTAGTTTTTTATGCAGCCCTAATGCGTAGCTGGATACATCCTCAAAGCCTTCTGCACTAAACCACTGGTTTTTGGCCTGCCAGCGCAGGGTTTTTTCGTCTAGTTCAGGCTCTGGTTCTCTGTATTGTTGCGGTTGTACCTTATTTTGAGGCTCTTGTAAAGGGGCCTGCCTATAATTATTTAAGGCATTTACCTTCATTTTTGCCTCTAAAAGGGCCTCTTGAGCAGCCAAAATAGCGTCTGCATCAAAGGCTTCTTGGGCTTTTTTATACTGACTCCGGGCGGATTCAAGCTCATTTTCAGCCAATGTCTTGGACTGATCCATATATTGCTTGCTTCCGGTCTGGACATACTCTTTAAGCTGGTTGTTTTCGTCGTAAAGCTGTTGTGCAATACGCTCTAAATCCTGCTTTTCTCGGGCTAGGGACTCTTTTGCCCTACGTTCATCGTGCCGAACTCGGGTTAATTCCTTCATTCTGGCCTGAACGTTCTTGGAATATGAGGCTAATTCTTCCTCATGGGGGTCTGCTACCTCTTTATCAAGCGGCGCACGGCCCCTATCAACCTCCGGAGTGTCATCAACAAGCTCAATCTCGACCTCATCTTTGTCCTCCTTGGGGGTTTCTTTCTCAACTTCATCTGGGAATTTAAACTCAGACATGGCTAATACCTCGCGGATCTTGTACAACGCCTTCAATTTGGTCGTCGTTAATTAAACGCATCTCTTTGCCATACATTTTGAAGCGCGTACCGGTATAGGTACGGGTCATTACAAAATCTCCCACCTTGCACCAAGGGCCACTGGGAAACTTTGTAGTATCTTTGTAAGCATCTGGGCCTACTTTCACTACAAAAAGCACGGTTGTGGTTTGTTCCTCCCGGCGCATAAAATCAGAGGGCTTTAAAAGGGTGGAACCCTCATAATGCTCCGATACATCCGGAACGATACATAGCAGCTTATATCCAATGGGGTCTGGAAGCTGTTTGGCTTTCTCTTCATCTGTCGCAGTTTCATCCGGCTTTTCAGCAGGCTGAATGTTTTTTGGAAGAGTAACTCCCAGAGGCAGAATAAGATCACTCATCTGATTGTTCAACTTTCTTAAGCAGGGCCAAAAGGTAGGACTCTGCGGTGGCTAGGCCCTGAATAACACCGCATAGTTTTTGATACTCTTCAAAGGTACGACAGGCCCCACCAGCCATATCGTCCGCATAATTGTTCATGTCCTTGCGTATTTGTTCGCGCAATACGCGTGCGAAGTCTTGAACCATAGTTATTCACCAGTTGGTTTTTCTGCTGCCTGCAATGCAGACAGGGCTTGATCTCTATTATTTTTAGAGACCTCTGCGCCGAGTTTTAATCCGGCGTGTTGTTGCTCAAAGGATTGTCGCTCCTGATCCGCTTTTATTTGCGCACCAACTTTGGTTCCTTCAAGTTGCATTTCCGCTTGAACAGTTTCCCGCTTCAAGGTAGTTTGATCTGCCTTATTAGCTGAATCTGCTGCTAAACGTTTGTTATCCAAATCCAATCTAGCTTGCTCAATTTGGAATTTCTGTTGTGCTTCTTGGGTTTTAAGCTGCAATTCTCCCTGCTTGATCTGTAGTTCTTGCATCTGCATTTGAACAATTGGATCTTGGGCTTGTTGCTGGGATTGCTGTTGAGATACTTGACTTTTACTTTGTTCAAGAACCTGTTGTGCCGCCTGAGCCATCATTGAAGACAATGCAATCTCAATCTGTGGTGGCAGTTGTTCGTCCTGCGGAGGTAGAGAAATGCCCATTTGTTGTTCAATCTGCCCACGATATTTAAACGCAATGTGTTCAGAAATATGGGCCATCATTGCAGCTTGCATTTGTGGCGCACGGGGGTTTTGACCTATGGTTTGGGTCAAGATTGGGTCTTGAATGAAGGACATGTGTACCTTCAAGTGAGCCTCATGGTCTTGGTAGAAGAAAGCTTTTACCGGCTCTCCTCTTAAGACTGCCATGTTCTCCGAGACAGGATCCATTGGCTTCTGGTCTTCTGGGAGCTTTACAAGCTTATCTGCGTTTTTAATTCCCAAGACTTCCAACATCCGGCGGTGCAACTGTGGAAGATCATAGATATCCGGAGCCATCTGGGCCATTTGGATGACGGCCTGATACTGAACCACACGCTGACTCATGGTAGCTGCGTTGGGATCAGATACGGGGATGATCTCTACATAGTCGTAGTCTTCTCGCTTGGCGCTCTTGTCGCCTTTTTCCGGCTTGTAGTCATAGTCAGGATCTGTGTAGTCCTTAATAATTTCCGCC